ATAAAGATGTTTGGACAACTCGTCGCCAAACTGCTGGTCCCGCTTCGCAATCGGATATTTTTGTACGCGACGAAACAGGAACTGATGGAGTTCAGCGGCTTGACCGAGATCGGCCTCGCGGTCGCCGTCGCCAAACTTACCAAGTGCGGGATTCTGCGAGTCGATGCGAAGGCCGACGGATTCCCCAAGGGTACGAAATGCTACCACATTGACGCGCACTGGCTGGATGAATTGGTCGCCGGAAGCACCCAGCCGAGAGAGCTTTTGAACAGCATAACCAACCAAAGGAAAGAACATGACAACAACTGACAACGACACTGCGCTTGAAGCGTCGGCGCATAGCGACGCTCTGGAATGCTTCGATACGCCGAACTTCCGATCCTCTCTCACTGAGGATGGCAGCATCCAATACATGCCTGCCGGACTTCACACAATTACACCATCACAGAATGGACGGGCAGTCACCGTAACCGTATTGGTCGATGCCGCGTCAGCGGACACAATGGAGGAGGAGAGGCAGGCCCTTGTGGCGCGTGGAAAAAGTCCGTACTTCTCGATTACGCACGAGGACGATGTCGCGGCTTTCCGCCCAAATCGTTTTAGCTGGGCCACCAGACCCGACGCCAGTGGGAAGCTATCCGAGGGAGTGTGGGCGGACGGCGAGTGGACGGCGAGCGGCAAGGCAGCGAGGGACGGTAAAGATTTCAAGTACTTTAGTCCTACCTTCTTCGTAAGTAACGTTCAGGACAATCCAGCTACCATCGTTTGTAACGCGATGGCTGGGGCATGTATGGGGTCAGTGGTCAACGACCCTGCATTTGACAAGATAAGTCCATTGTTCGCAAAGGACGCGGGCACGGACACCCTCGAAGCGGGCGGCCAAGGGAGCGGGCGGAAGCCGAGCAGTTACGACAATGCCAAAGATGCGGCTGCGCAAGCCGATCTCGACGCCGACACAGCGACCGAAGCAGCGGAACGAAAGGGCACGGCGGAGCTACACCAGACAGCAGCCGCCGCACACAAAACGGCCATCAGCAAAAATGTGGTTGCGGCCAGACTTGGTACGGACGACGCCACCAAACAAAAGCATCGCGACTTGGTTTCCTTCCACTCGGATTTGTCGAGCTACCACTCTGGCTGTGCAACCGCCGCAACGGATTCGCCGCAACCCGAAGCGCAAGCCGCTGACGCTGCCGGTGAGCACGCATATTTGATGAGTGTCGGTTTTTTCGCCGATGCGCATAACGCCGCCGTCGAAGCCAGCGCAAAGACAAGCGCGGCGCTGGCCGCCTCCGGCTCTTACTACAGCCTTGCCGCCACCTTTGCTGCCGAGGAAAGGGCCTGGGCAGAAGTTGCGTCGATGGCGTGCCGAAATGGATTTGCCGCCGCCGGTGCGGAGTATCTACAGCGCCAATCCACCGCCGGTTCCAACGCCGAAGTGTATGGACTTGTGGCGAAGGGCGGAGGGAGGCCGCGATAATGCACTTGACAGAAGAAAGTCAAACAACGCTGGCTGAACTGAACGGCGAAGACATCGCATTTGACAGTCCCGGCGTCGGTCGGCCATCGAAATTCACGGCGGAATGTCGGAAGGTCATAGTAGAGGCAATCGGGCGTGGCCTTCCTTACTGCTACGCGGCGACAAAAGCGGGGATAAGCTACCCGTCGTTCTGCAACTACCGGCGCGACCACCCGGACTTTGCCGACGAGATACTGCGTGCGGAAGCCGACGCTATCGACTCCAGGCTGGCAATCATAGAGAAAGCCAGTGCCACCGACCCCTCTTGCGCGAAGTGGTGGTTAGAACACCGATTCCCCCAACACTTCGCAAAAACACGGATCGAAATTTCAGGCCCGGACGGTTCACCGATAGCCGCTGGCGTGGTAGCTATTTTGCTGCCGCCGAAAGGCAGTGTGCCGACACCGCTGGCAGCTACAGTCACCGAGATCGAAGATGTTCCCTGAGTCAAAACTACAGGCGCAAGAAGGCCCGCAGCGGGTGTTCCTTGCCTCCGAAGCCGACGTGGCGATATACGGCGGCGCGGCGGGCGGGGGAAAATCGTTCGCGATCATCTTGGAGGCGTGCTACAACGTTGACAACCCGCTCTTCCGGGCTGTGATTTTCAGAAAAACGTTCCCGCAAATCAGGCAGCCAAACGGCCTGTGGGACACCAGCCAAACTGTCTATAGGCGCTTGGGCGCGGAGCCGCGAGAAACCGATTCCTCCTGGACTTTCCGATCAGGGGCAGTCGTGCGGATGGCCGGTATGGAGTTGGAGCAGGACAAGTACTCGTGGGACGGGTCGAGCATAGACCTGATTGCGTTCGACGAGTTGCAGCAATTCAGTTCTTCACAATTCTGGCACATGTTCGCCCGTAACCGGAGCGTGTCGGGAGTCAAGCCGAGGATTCGCGGCTCCTGCAACCCGGACGCCGACTCCTGGTTGAGAGCGTTCTTGTCGTGGTGGATTGACGGAAGCGGACTGCCCATTAAGGAGCGGTCCGGGGTGCTGCGCTGGTTTGTTCGCATTGACGACCAAATCCACTGGAGCGACACCAGCGGCGAGCTTGTCGAGAAATTCGGTGCGGAGGCGGAGCCAAAGTCCTGCACTTTCGTCAGCGCCCGTGTGACCGACAACAAAATCCTGCTGGCGGCAGACCCCTCCTATATTTCAAACCTCAAGGCACTATCAAAGTTGGAACGCGATAGATTATTGAATGGAAACTGGGACGTGAGAGCCGAGGCTGGCAGCTACTTCAAGAGAGAGTGGTTTGCAATTGTTGACTGCGCCCCGGCAGAAGTGGCCGGGCGTGTGCGCTACTGGGACAGAGCGGCGACGGAACAGAAGCCGGGGACCGACCCGGACGCAAGCATCGGTCTGCTGCTATCAAAGGACGCGGCGGGCGTTTACTACGTCGAAGATGTGCGGAAGATGTTCGCGACCCCGCTGGCGGTCGAGCGTGCAATGCAGAACTGCGCCGGGCAGGACGGCGTTCAGACCGCTGTGGGCTTCATGCAAGACCCCGGCTCCGCTGGCGTCGGCGAAGCGCAAGGAGCAGCGCGGGCGCTCGACGGTTTCGATGTGCGGTATTCTACCGCGACAGGCGACAAGGAGACTCGCGCCAAGCCAGTGAGCGCACAAGCGGAAGCGGGCAACGTCAAGCTGGTAAAAGGGCCGTGGAACGACGAATTTCTGCGCGTGTTAGAGAACTTCCCTGTGGGCCGTCACGATGACGAGGTGGACGCATTGAGCGGCGCACATGGGATGCTCTTGCAAGGAAGCGGGGCGTTCGATAATAACAGCACAATTCACATTCCCCCTGACACGCGGCTAGGGACCCGGCGCTCGTTCGCGCCCCGGACTTTCCACCGTGGTATTCCAGACGAAGCCTTTCTCGAACGGCTGGCCGGGTTCCCGGTGGTGCGACCAGAGCCGCCCCCACCAGCGCCAAAACCAGAGCCGCCGTCAACCGAAGAACTGGCGCGAAGGGCGGCGGAACTGGAAGACGTACAAAAACAACTTGACGAATTGAAATGAACTTGCCAACTCAACAATCAGAGGTGTACTTGACAGCGTGCCACGAGATGGGTCATTTTCTTATCGCGGTGGAATTCGGATTAAGCGCCGAGCCGCGTGCGTACTCTGTAGCAGATCAAATGAAAACAGTGTCCGCCCTGGACGGTAGGTATTTAGCCGGAATTTGCGGTTTTGACGGTCGCGCCACACCTTGGCAAACAAGCTGCATAGGATGGGGCGGCGCAGTCGCCGAGTGCCTGCTTGGTGTTGCGCCTAACATGCCGTTCCCGTTTGAACCGCAATTTCTCCGACAGTGGTTCCACGTCCTTAAAAACCGCGATCAATCTGCTGAAGACAGAATTTTGATACACGGCTACCCGCGCCCGTTCCGGTCGTTCAAGGCTGCGGTCAGGATACTGACCAAGCAAAAGCAGCAGCTTGCCACGTTGGCGCGGCTCCACGCCGACAAAGTGGAGCCGCCGCCCCCCCCTCCACCGCCGCCTCTGCCCGACACCCAAATGCCAGAGCGGTTCCCCGCCAAGAAAGCGGACTTTGTCAGGCTGATAATTGATCCGGGCGGCAAATCAGGCGACGAGACGTTCAACAAATTCGTCAATTGTTATTTCTCAGGGCTTTTTGATCTTCGGCTCGCCACGACTTTATTCGAGCAGCGCATCGAGACGCGAGCGGGCTTTGAGATGCTGGCGCGGGACTATTTGAAGTGGGAACGCGACAACCCGCAACCCGCGACACCAGAAGGCAAGGAACACAAGACACTATGAACACAGAAATGAACGAAAACTCAAAACGGCTCAGGCGGCGCACGTCGGCAGAATTGCCATTGCAACGCAACCGGGGAACAACGCAGAATCAGCCCGTGACTAGATCTGAACAACTTGCCGAAGAATTAAAGCGCATGGAGGCTGAGAGCAAGGCCGCTACAAAGCAATGGACGCAATGGATTCTTACGAAGGAACTGTAGGAAACTTCGGTCGCGGTTGACCTTGAAGCCTCTTGTCGTCAAATTCTGGGATGATTTTGGTGCGGTAGTGCCACCATCGCTCGTCGTATTTATCGACGATTTGTGCCGCCATTCCGTTGTCAGCAGCAAGTGCTTTAATGATTTCGTGATGCACGGATATTGACGCCTTCAGGTCGCCAATAAACTGTCCTTGTTCGTGCAACAAACCGCGTATTGCATCGATGCTGTCAAGTATGTGTTTAATATCGTTTTCGGCGCTCATTCCCACATCATGCCGCTCTCCCCGCACCCGCGTCAAGGCGCATGGCGACTGTGGCCTGTTGCGCCGCATTTACACGTCCTCAGAGATGCAATCAATAGTCATTATCGCGGTTGTCACCACAATGGCGTCATCGACGCTATACAGGCGTTTGAGGAATCGGTGAAGCTCCAGAATGTGACTATCATCGGGCACTATCAAATATTGGATGTCATTTGGGCGAATTTTCAAAGCGCCCTGAGCTTTAATTTTGGCAAGAATCTCATCCGTCTTGACTTTGTTAAAATAGTCATCTCGCGTCAGATAATACGGCGACCCCCAGGGCGCCATTGGCACATAGCGCCATTCCCTTTCATCATAAAAGTGGACTTCGTTCTTAGTCTTTCCTGATCTCCACGGCTTACCCCTGTGTCGTTTCGTATAGGCAGTTATAATCTCCAAGTCGCCGTACGCAGTCGAAGGAACGTCGTCGATGACACGTTGGTTCGCCAGTTCCTGGAGCCGTCGTATGGAGGGTCTGGTCTGACCGTTTTTGTGACTGTAAATTACCGGTTCAAGACCGTGTTCTATGCCCCAATCCTTGTTTAGCCCAATGCCAAAATTGCCGTATTCGCGAAGATGCTTCCCGATGAGTGACAGGGGTAAGTCACAAAAACATACCATAGCGAACGCCCGACACGGGGCTGTGTGCTTTTCCAGCGCGTCCTCGTCGAGAAGGTCAAGCGCGTATTCTGGACAGCAGCGGGCGATGAACCCGTCCTTGAGGATGCTCTCAAGGTTTTCAATCGAGTTCGTAAAGTGAAACAGGACGCTCGAACTTACGTTGTCGGACATGATTACTGCCCGCCTTTCCGATTCAAAATGCTGGCGAGAGCAGACTTCACTTCTTTGCGCTCTGTGACCGCCATCTGCATCCGGTTGGAGATTTCACACAGAATTACTTCCGCGTCCCGTGCCCGTTCCAGGCATTCAGAGTCACTAAATTGGTGAACTCCATCGCTCAACAGATCGTGGAGAAGCAAAAGCGGATTATGCCCGTCAATCAACAAAACAGCGGGTATTGCAGAGACCTCGCGGAGCATCTCAACAGCCTTCGAGAATTGCCTTTCTGATTGGGCTTGTGTCAGCAAGTCGATTTGCGTGGATGAGGCGTTGGTCGCTTCGGCCACTTTTAGAACCGAATCGACCAAGTCGAACTTTGTGTTCTCGACAATCCTCCGGTAGTAGGCATAGGCCCCGATGCCGAGCCCACGGGCAATCGCTCGCCGGGCTTTCAGAAAATGGTTTCGATTTTCCTCGCCAATAACCTCGGAAAGACGCTTCGGAATCGGCGAGCCAAACGGCGGTTCTTCATAAATCTTTGTGTAAATCCAAGCGGTGCCTGTTTTTTCCTCCCATTGAGCCTTGACCGCGAAGACCTTGTGGAGTGATTGGCAGTCGGTACACTTATAGTCAACAAAAAAATAATATTGATCATCGTCGACGAATAAGGAGTCTTGGCCGACACTTTGATGCCGTCTGACACCATCACATTGTGCGCCCTCACAATGAACGCGAATTACTGGTGGAAATTCGATTCGTGCAGTGCTGCCGCCATAATGCGTATGAATTTTTCGCGGCGCGTGGAGTGGCACACCCTGCAACAACTCTTCCAGCGTGCATATCAGGAGCGAATCAGCTTCCTCAATCAAGGCTCCCAGTCGCGCAATAGATGGAATGGTCGGTTCAGTCATTAGAAAAAGCCATATCAGAGCTTCCCCTTGGCAACCAGACAAAAGATTGCCTTTACGCAGTCAGGCGATTTGCGCGAGCGGACGCAAGCCCCGCCCCGCCTAAACGCGCTTGCGCTGCGGCCACGCGCCGGGCTGCATCTTCGCAGCCTCCCAGCGATCAAACGCGCCCAGACGCCGTTTGCGTGCGTTTAAACGGCGGATTTGGGAGCGAGGCGACTGGACGGCGGGGTTGGTTTTGAGCCGCTTTGCCATGTTGCGCGACCTTGCGCGACGACAGCGGCGATACTTTGAGTTTTTAGCCGCCAGTATGGGCCGCTGGCCGTGCAACAGTTTGCAACAGCCAAATTGCATGACCATGCGTTTTTACGCAAAATGCCGTAAACCCCTGTAAATGCGTGGTTATCCTTTATTCATGCGGGTTTCGTGCATGTTTGAGTCGTTGTCGCGCAATTATTTAATGCCCTTTTAAGGCATTGGTCGTGGGTTCGAGTCCCGCCCAACCCACCACTCTACACGCAATCGCGGGCACACGGGCGGCATAAATTGGCGGGCACGGGACTTTACTGCTTCTTACGCAACCTGAGCAGGAATACTGACGCTCCCATCACGCCAAGAGCCATCGTGTTTGGTTCAGGGAAGGGAAAGACGAAATTAATATTTCCCATCCCGCTCGGAATATTACCCGCAGGCAACGGAGGCAATCCGCCGCCCAATGATGGCACATTTCCAGTCAAGGAAAAGGCCGTCGGAAGTCCAGCCCTTGCCGCCTGCGAATAACTGGTAATTGTGCCACCCGCATTGTACCATGCATAGATCTGCACAGTAGCGGAACTGCCGGGGCCCGTAGTGCCCGGAACGATCCCGGGAACGCCTGAATACCAAGTTCCCGCAGTTTCATCGGAAGTCCCGTCGGCAAGGTTTGCCGTTAGGGGCGTGCCCCCCCGCAGTAAGGATTGGTAATAGAGAGGTTGCCGGATCATTTTCGCCGGCTGCTCCATAAAGCGCAACAGTCCAAAGGTCGCCGTCTGCAGTGTCGGTGGGAGAAACTGGGCCCGTGGCTGCTCCACCAAGCTTGACGCCGTTCAAGCTGACATACATGTATGGAGCCAACGTTATGTAATTGTTCATGGCAACAGTTCCTTGCGAGTGGGCCACAAACGCCCCAGCCAGGAGCGAAACCACGCCGGTAATAGATTTTTTCATATTCGTCCTTTGAATGAGTTCGTTGCTTATCGCTAATTGTGCCACCAAATAAATGCGCAGTCAATAATCAGTCGGTTTTCCAAAGCGCAGACTGGCGACATTTTTTTGAACTTTTTGCTAAGCGCCATTCGTGTCAGTCCTCACTGTTCTTGCGCTTGTCGATTCTCTCAACAAGTTCGATACGTCGCTCAAACTGCCCATGTGCAACCGCTCGGCAACGCAAGCCAGACTCATCGTCGTCTCCGCCCGCAACCGGCGAGCCATGCTGATCCCCGTAGAATTTATGCTCCCGTCTCATTTTTCCAACCAAATCCAGA